CTCTAGCTTATGGACCTACTCAAAAGTTTTTAGCAAGATTAAATCAATCACCTGATCTTAATAAAGCAACATCATTATCCTTACCAAGGATGTCTTTTGAGTTTACTGGATTGACTTATGATCCTTCTAGAAAGGTTACCACCACTCAAAAGATTGTAGTTCAGAATCCAGATTCAGACACTCCTGATGAAAAGAAAGTTTATATGCCTGTCCCATATAACATGCAATTTGAACTTGCTGTTATGTGTAAATTAAATGATGATGCATTACAAATAGTAGAACAGATATTACCATATTTCCAACCATCATATAACCTTTCAGTAAACTTAGTTGGTTCTATAAAAGAGAAAAGAGATATTCCTATAGTTCTTGAAAACATTACTATGCAGGATGATTATGAGGGAGACTTTGAATCAAGAAGAGTTCTTATGTATACTCTAAGATTCACTGCTAAGACATACCTCTTTGGTCCTGTTGCAGATGCTTCCAAGGATATTATTACCAAGTCTACAGTCAACTATCTTACTGGTACAGATACATCCAACGCACAACGCAACCTCACATACTCTGTTGTTCCTAGAGCAATCCAGAACTATGATGGAACAGTCCTTACTAACTTGGCAGAGGACATAACCAAAACACAAACTGTTATTGCACTTAATGATGTGACTAATGTTGATGCATCTTCTGGATCTACAAGTGTATATCTAGATATTGGTGGTGAGGAAGTTTATGTTAAATCTAAGGATACTGATAGTAATAAGATTACTGTTAAGAGAGGACAGGATGGTACAACCAAACTTGCCCATATAAGAGGTACTGAAGTTAAATCTATTACTTCTACTGATAATGCATTAGTAGAGGAAGGAGATGACTTTGGATTTAGTGGAACTTCTACTTGGAATGGATAAATGAAAAATAATTTAGATGATGCTTTTAATATTACACCTACTGAAGTTGAAGTAGATCAGACTGAAGTTAAAGAACCTGTAGGGATACAAAAACCCGATAGACTTACTAAAAATGATATTGAAAAAGACTATGAGTATACTCGTGGAAATCTTTATAGTATTATAGAAAAGGGTCAGGAAGCAATTAATGGTATTCTTGAACTTGCACAGGATAGTGAAATGCCAAGGGCATATGAGGTTGCAGGTCAGTTAATTAAGAGTGTTTCTGATGCGACTGATAAGTTGATGGATCTTCAGAAGAAAGTTAAGGATGTTAATGAAGATACTCCACAAAAAGGACCAAATACAGTAAATAATGCACTCTTTGTTGGTTCAACAGCAGAACTTGCAAAGCTTCTAAAAAATGGAGCAAAGCAAGAAGATAAATAAACTTACGGGGAGAGAAATCCCAAAGTATTATTTACTAATAAAATGCCTGACGATAAGCTACCGTCCATAAATGATTGGGATGATTCAAAAGAATTACCTTCAGTTGATGATTTTCTAAAAGAAGAAGTAGAAGAAGAATTACCTTCTGTAGAAGATTATATTGAAGAAGAGGAAGTAAAGGAAGAAGATACAGTTACAATTGAAGATGCAAACGGTGATCCATTTTTAGAAGTCACCGATGTAATAAAAGCACCCGAATGGTCTGAATTAGTTCGGATGGTTAATGATGTCAGGGAAAGTATTCCTGATATTCCAGAAGTAAAATATTATGATGAGGAATTAAAGCAACTTGCAGAGCATATTGAGCAAGTAAAAGATAATATTCCCGAAGTTAAAGATTATGATCCAACAGTAGAAGCAATAACTGAACAAATAGATCTTTTAAGAACATCTGTAAAGGATCTTCCTGAAGTAAAATATTATGATGAACAGATTGATAGTATTGAAGATAAAATAGATCTTATTCAACAAGAAGTAACCAATCTTCCAGAACCTAAGTATTACGAAACAGATCTTCAATCAATCAAAGAAGAGGTTGAAAAGGTAAGATCAGAAATCCCAGTATTTCCTAAGTGGGTAAATGAGGTAAATGAAGTTCCTGATTTTTCTTGGATCGGGAAGACTTTTGGTGTAATAGATGATGATTTTATTAAAGTTGGTGATAATATAAAGGGTATTAGGGATAGAATAGATCAAGAAGTTGCAGAGATTTCTGAAAACTTTGATTTAAAAGATTTTGAAAATAAAGTTGAGTTTGAAAAAGCACAGAATAATCTTAAAGAAACAAAGGATAAAATTTATGAAGAATTAAAAGAAACTGCTATTAAGATTTGGGATCTTCATAATGGATATAAGGATGATGACAGAAAACTCAAGAAGAATATTTTAAGTCAATATAATAAATTAAATCAAAATATTCAAAAACAACTTAAAGAATCTGAAAATAAAAATTATGAATCTAATAAAGTTTTTGAAAATTACTTAGGTGGTTTAAAAGAAGAAATTGAGAATCTTCCTAAACCAAAATATTATGATGAGAATATTAGAGATTTAAGAAAGGATGTAAAGAAGGATATATCTAAACTTAGCACTAAGTTTGAAGATACTTCTACAAATATTACTGAATTATATAAACTTGTTGGTGATATAAAAAATGAACAGAAAGAGTTATTAGAAATATATAATGATCGACCAATAGCCCCTGATCCTGATGAAAAACAGGGGGATGATCCTCTTACACCTACAGGACAAAAGTTTGCAACTTTAAAGGATCTAGCAGCAAATTATAGGTTGTTTGTTAATAGGGTTGAACAGCAATTATATACTATCGGTGGCGGTGGTGCAGGATTTATTAAAGACCTTGATGATGTTAATATTGCTGGATTAGCAGATGGTGATAGTTTATTATGGAATGCATCAACTAGCAAATGGGATGTTGGATCTGGAGGTGCTGGAGTTGGTGGAACTTGGGCATCTAATGCTGTTGGTGTTCATACTATTAGAAATGTAGGTATTGCGACTACTGCAAGATCAGATTATAACTTGTATGTTGGAAGTGGAACTACAACAGATACAGTTGCATACTTTGATGGGCATATTTCTGTTGCTGGATCTATCTTCAGTAGAGAAGTAGTAGAAATAGAATCTATTGGTATCATTACTGCTAGATCTGATCTACATGTTGATGGAAATACTAAAACATTAGGAATAACAACTCTTGGTGCTAGTACTGGAGTAGGAACCGTACATATTGGTGTAGGTACTACAGCATTATTAGTTGATGGTGACGCAAGAATTACGGGTATCCTTACCGTAGGTAGATCATCTATTACTATTGATGGTGATAATAATCAAATTAATGTTGGTCTTGTTACTGTCTCAAATTCTACTATTATAATTGGTGAAGATGTAACGCTTGATGCATCTGCATCTGGTATTAACTCTTGCCCTAATGTCTTATATGTTGCAAAAGATGGCAGTGATTCTAATAATGGAACATCAATTGATAATGCATTCTTGACAGTTTCTGCAGCAGTTGGAGCTGCTAAATCTGGATATACTGTTAAAGTTCTTTCTGGAAAATATACAGAATCTAATCCAATAGCACTTCCTGCATTTGTTGCTGTTGTAGGTGATGACCAAAGATCGGTAGAAATTACTGGTAGTACATCAACTAATGATATTTTCCATGTAAAAAAAGGATGTAAGTTAGCTAATATGACTTTTAAAGGTCATCTTGCTCCTGCAGCTGCAGTATCTTTTCCCAAAGATGAGATAGCAGAAAACGTGGGTGGTGGAAAGTGGAAAGGTCCATATATTCAAAACTGCACGAGTGATACTACTACTGGTACTGGAATTTATATTGATGGAGATCAGGCAAGATTATTGAAAGCGATGAACGTTGATGCTTTCACACAATATAACCAAGGTGGTATTGGAGTTGCTGTTACTAACGGAGGATTTGCTCAGTTAGTTTCATTATTCACTATTTGTTGTCAAGAAGCAGTTAGAGTAGATAAAGGTGGTCAAGCAGATATTGCTAATAGTAATTGTAGTTTCGGTACTTATGGATTGACTGCAAGGGGAGTAAGTGATCTTCAATATACTGGTTTCGTCACAACTGCTGCTGCAATATCACAAGCAGAAGTAGAAGTAAACGTGAATACTTTTGCTCCTGAAAAAACAATTAATAATTTTGTATATGATTACAGTTCTGGTATTGCTACTGTCACAACAACTGCTGCTCATGATTTTCAAGTAGGTATGGGTGTAACTCTTGCAGGTATTGGGTTGACGTGTGAGTTTGGTTCAAAAACATATCCTTATAGAAGACCTCATATTTTTACTGTTGATTCTATTCCATCTACTACTTCTTTCGTAGTTAATGTTGGTATTTCAACTGTTGCACATTATTATGCTGGTGCTGGTGCTACTGCTGGTACTGCAAAAATTGATGTTGATAGACCGTATGATGGACAGATGGTTTATTTTGATCAACTTTATAAAACAGTTAGAGAAATTACCGTGAGTGCTGGTGGAACTGGATATACATCTACTCCATTAGTAACTATAGATGCTCCTAGTGGTCCTAGTGGAGAAACTGCCTCCGCATATGCTACAGTAGAAGACGAAGCAATTAAATCTATTACGATTATTAGTAGTGGAAGTCAGTATACAGGAACTCCAGATATAACAATTGGAGCACCGAATGCTGGTATTAATACTGCTACAGCAACTGCTACTATGGATCCTCTTTATTATGTAATAAATAGTTCAACACCCGTGTCATCTGGAATATCTACATTAACCCTTGCTTCCAATTTGCTTAATGCAGTTGGAGTTGGTTCCACGGCATTCTTTTCTCAGGCAAGTAGAATAGTTGCTAGTTCACATACATTTGAGTATGTTGGTGCTGGTAATACTATTACTGAAGCTACTCCAAAACGAGGAGGTGTTCTTAATCAAAAGAATGAAGTTTATCTTGAAGATGGTGGAAAGGTTCTCTATACCAGCACAGACCAAGCAGGTAATTTTAGAATAGGTGAAGATTTGCTAATTAACCAAGAAACTGGTACAGTTAGTGGAAGAGCCTTTAGTAAGAGTTTGTTCTCAGAAATGACCCCGTTTATCCTAGCATTAAGTTAATATGGCACTCGCACTTAATAGATTTAAAACATATACTGCCACACTTACAACAAGTAGCGCAACGATATATACTGCACCAACAGGATATACTGGTATTATTTTATACGCACATATAACAAATTATGCTGCAGCAGCAACCACTGTCACTATGTCTCATGTAAGAAGTGGTACAACAACTCAAATTATTAAAGGAGCAAGTGTTCCTGTTGCTGATGCTTATATTCCTTTAGATGGAAAATTGGTTTTGGAAACAAGTGATTATGTTGTAGCTGAAGCTGGTGCAAATAGCACTTTAAAGATTCTTCTTTCAGTATTGGAGACAGCAAATGCCTAGACTTCTCAGCAACGTTAATAGTACAGGAGCAGTTGGCATTTCTAGTGATGGTACTAGTTTGGGTAATATGACTGATCTAAATTTTCAAAGTAATAGAGTTAAATTTGATGCTAATGCTGGTGTTGCTACGGTCTATACCGACCCTTTAACTGTTATAGGACTATAAATAAATACAGAGAGTTTGTCTTTTTAATGAAAAAGTGTCCTCCAGGTGAATACTATTGTAATCAGGATAAGAAATGTAAATCCATCCCTAGTGGATATCACACCGCTCGTGGTGGTTTCTTAGTCCGCGATGATTACAAAAAGAAAAATGGTAATGGCAACGGAAATGGACATTCCAATGGTAATGGTAATGGCAACGGATCTAATGGTAATGGCAACGGTGGAAACGGAGGTGGAGTTAGTGAAGCCATCCGTTTGCAACCTAAGACAGGAAATATAATATCTGTTAATTTGGCATGGAGAGGAAATGACTACAATCTTAAAATGTTTTTCCCCCATGTCAAAACCCCTTCACGCAGAGAAGTACAGGATCAAGTGAGAAAAGTGTATCCTAATGCTAAACTCTGGAATTACAAAGTTTCGGACTATGACCCAGGAGAACCACTCCTCATCGGAGGACAAAAAAACTAAAGAGTTGGAAAAGAAAGTAGAGAATTTAGAAAAAATATTAGAACTACAAAGAAAAACTATCGAACATGACAAAAAATTTGGTAAGTATGAAATGATGTAATTATGGAAGACGTTTATTTAGGCAATCCCAATCTAAAAAAAGCAAATGTTCAACAGGAGTTTTCTG